AGCAATAAAAATAGTAGCCGCCCATTTGTATAAAACAATAGACAGCTACCTTGATAAGCACGACGCTCAAATTATGGATCTGATTAAGTGGGCAAAGGAGAATGAAAATTGAACAAGTTTTTAATGTTTGTAGTGTTTATTCTCAACGCAATTATCTTACTTCTGCTGATTACAGCAATGCTTATCAAAGCAGAGGTTATCCTTTAAGAAAGAAGTATTCAAATAATGCAATCAAAATTGCTGATAATAGTGAAATTGCAATAAATGGCATTGAATATTTAGTAATTCCTAATATCAAAACTTTTATGTTTCGTGTTTTGTATGTATACATCTTTTTATCTAACGGTCTTAAAGGAATTCCTAAAGCAGAACAACAATCGTCATATTCTTTGTCGACTAATTTTGAAATGCTTTGAAAGTTAATTTTATCTAATGGAAGAGAAAATACATAGCTGAGTTTTCCGCCTGCGATAAGTTTATTATCGGCAATAATATCTTCGCATTTTTCAACAGCTTGTTTAATTTCAGAAGTAATTTCCTTTTTGTACAAATGTTCTTCAAGCAGGTTGAATATGGGGAAAATCACTAATTCATATCGTTCTTTCAGATAGGTTTTGTTCTGTTCCTTTTTAAATAATATCCAAGACAGAACCAAAGTGCATAAGGTTGAAACTGCGGATATTATTAAAGTCAACCACGATAAAATATCATTCATATTTATGCCTCCTTTCATAGTTAATCATAACATTTAAGGTCGTGTAAAGCAATAAAATATCGAAAAGCAGGTGAGAAAATGGCAAAACTTAAACTTATTGACACAGTCGAAATCGTTTCAGACAAAATTACCAACGAAAAATAGGAGGTGTACATATGCCGAGAGAAAGACCTATCATCAATTGGGATGAAGTGCCGGTGATAATTGATGTGCCGTATGTGGCACGGTTGCTTGCACTTAATGTTGATTACACAACACGGCTTGCACAAATGGGCGTTCTTCCTGCCCACAAAATCGGAAAGCTTTGGCGATTTGATAAGGAAGAAATCAGACAATACATAAAGGAGCATTAACAAATGTGGCATTTAAGAAACTACCCAACACGCAGGAAACTGCTCAAAGATGTTAAGGTGTTAAGAGAAGAAAACAAAAATCTCAAAAATGAGTTAAAAAAAGCTCGCCTTGATAAATCCCAAACCGAAGAAAATTACACAAACGCTCGATATGCATTAGAAGGTTATAAAAACGAGAATACTAAACTCTGTGAAAAACTTTCAATGTATGAATCAGCAAAGGCAGAAACATATGGTTTTGAGTGTGTGGGGGTTGAGAAGTGATGAAAAGACCGTGTAATGCTCCCGTCACTATTGAAGGCTGGTCAATGAAATGCAGTAGTCATAATTACATTACTTTATATTACAACGGTAAGTTTGTCCGCTGTTTTGATAACGATCTGTATAACGAAGATCCGCTGAAAGATGAATATTACGCAGAACACATTATTAACGCCATCGAAAAAAGAACAGGAATGAAAATCACCAACATTCCGATAGTTGGAACAGCTGAAGATTTTGACGGATTAAGATTTTTAAACGGCGGTTTTAAAAAAGGTGCCGATTGGTTGTTAAATGACAAAGAAAAAGACCGTTGACTGCTCGCAACAATCAACGGTCCGCAAATAAAAGGCTATTTGCAATCTAACTAATATTATCATAGCAAATAACCTTGCAAAAATCAAGGAGATTATAAAAATGGAAAGAAAATCTAAATTACAGATGATAGCAGTGGACAAACTGCACCCACATCCACAGAACCCTCGAAAGGTTATCGGCGATGTTTCAGAACTTGCAGAATCTATCAAAGCAAACGGTATCTTGCAGAATTTGACCGTAGTGCCAAACAACGATAACTGGGATGATTTCACGGTTATTATAGGGCATCGCAGGCTTGCAGCGGCAAAGCAGGCAGGCTTGACCGAACTGCCGTGTGCGGTTGTTGAGATGACTGAAAAGGAGCAGTTATCTACAATGTTAACCGAAAATATGCAGCGGTCAGATTTGACAGTTTATGAAGAAGCTAAGGGCTGTCAGCTATTGCTTGACCTCGGAGATACGGTTGCAGAGGTTGCCGAAAAAACAGGATTTTCAGAAAGCAAAATAAGGCGAAGAGTAAAGCTCTGTGAGCTTGATGAAGAAGCGTTCAAAGAAAGCCAAATTCGACAGCCTACATTGCAGGATTATGACAGGCTGAATCAGATTAAGAATATTGATGTAAGGAATGAATTGCTTACATCAATCGGCACTAATAACTTTGATAATCGACTTTATTTCGCCGTGCAAAAGCAGAAAGCTGACGAGAAAAGAGCAGAGCTTGAAAAAATCTGCCTCGATAACGGTATGACGAAGTGTGAAAGCCGTAACGATATCCCAGAGAACTGCGAATATGTAGGCACGGTTGAAACAGCACAATTATTAAAAGAGTCCTTTGATGACGATAGGAAGAGATATTTTTTCTTCACAACATACGGAATTTATGTAACTATCTATATTCAGAAAACAAAAGAACAAATTGAAAATGCTGACGCAGAAAAAAAAAATAGGAACGCTAAAAAGCAAAAGTTTGATGAACTTGAAGCACAGGCTAAAGAAATCAATCAGCGTTGCAAAGCTCTCAGAGAAGGCTTTATGCTCGAAGGCAACTTTAACGATGATGCCCAAAAGCAGGAATTAATCAATTACATATTGTATTCGATGTCGGAGTGCAGAGAATACGATGACAGAAGTTTTTACTCTCTAAGTGGTCTCAAACATGAAAACTACGAATGCATAAATTTTGATGATTGCATGAAAGACACCGGCAAAATGTTAATGGCAGCGGCATATGCATTTTTTGAAGATCTTTACAACACAAAATATATTGATGTTACATATGACGAGGGTATTCAAAGAAATATCAGCCCCGAGCTAAACAGATTTTATAATCTACTCGTCAAGCTCGGCTATGTGATGAGTGATGAAGAGATTCAGCTCCGTGACGGCACACATCCGATTTTTACCACCGGTGAAACAAACTAAATAAGTTAATCACGCTCTGCACAGCGAGATTATATATATCTCATTTTATACCTATACCTACTTTTCTGAATATTACCCTCATCTCAGACAGGTGCAGCTGTCTGAGATGATTTTAATATTAATACGAGGAGAATAGTCATGAGAGAATATTTATTCAGGGGCAAGATGATAGCTAACGGTAAGTGGTCAGAGGGCAATTTGCTTGTGACTAAACAAGGTTGCTGCATAACACCAGATGCAACGGTGTTAGGTAACTACGGTGCGGTCAACCCCGAAACGGTTGGTCAGTACACAGGAATGAAAGATAAGAATGGTAAGAGAATTTTTGAAGGAGATATCATTGATTTTTCTGACCGTTCTTATAGTGACGGCTACGGAGTTGTTCGGTACGATGCCGAAGGAACGGAGTTCGAGTTTGTGTATGACGATCACTATGAGGGATTAGGGCGCTGCTACTATCCCGAAGATGTTGAGGTTATCGGAAACATATACGATAACCCGAACTTAGTAAGAGGTGATTATTAAATGAATGAAAAAAATCCTAATCAACCCTAAAACAAATCAGGAGTACAGAGATGTACCGCCGACCGTGGCGGCGAAATATCTTGGTGTGGCTCTTAATTTTATTTACGAAGGACTTAAAAAGCAGACTTTGCCGATAGGCTCGGCAGTGCAAAGCGATTCAGGGCGTTGGAGCTACAACATACCAATTGACCGGCTAAAGACCTATGCAAGCGGTGCAGATATATCATTGCTCACCGTCCTGCTCAACAAATTGCTCGACAGGGGAAATACAATCAACGAAAGGACGGCGTAAAAATGATAAATTCGCCGTGCTACTTACCGACGGCGAAACCCTATAAGAACCGACCACATTACAGGGAAATAAAGGTAGGGGGGTGAGAAGAATGTTAGAAAATGCTGACAGAATTAAGGTTGTAAAAAGCCTTGTGAATTTTATTGAAAGAGTTACAAAAAAAGAACGACCTTCAAAGGCAGAAGTGGAAGTTCTGCCCGAGGTCGTAAGAGCTTTAAGAGAATTTATTAAAATTTAAGGTGATAAGAATGGGCGAAATTATCAAATTGCTATTTATAGCATTTGTCATAGTTGGTATAACAATAAGCATAATACTAGGCATTAAAAATATTGACAATAATTTCAGTAATTCCGATTACAGCAGCAGAGACAGCCGCAAATGCCGTCCAAAAAATAATATTGTTATACCAATGCTGCTTTTGTGTGGAATTAATATCGGTATCTTTATCGCATACAGTGTCATAGTTATTACGGAAATGTTTACATAAGAATTTGAGAATTTTTTTGGCGAGCGCTTTACAACTTGTATAAGTATCAGATAAGGAGACTATAACACAGATTTTATCAGGGGCAAATATAGCGGTAACATAATCATCTTGTAGATAAAAATTTAACGAAAAGCAATCAAATGCTTTTACATCAAGATTTTTAGGTACAACCTTTATATTAGCTGAAACTGTAGTATTATCGGAACAATAAACAGAGGTGCATTTGTAGGAAGTAAAAGGAATAAGGCTTATAAGAATATTATAAATTTCCGATAATGTCTGAGGAGTGAATCTATTATAAATATCTGATGACAACTGTGCGGTAGCTTTGTATTTAGCGTTCATTTGTTCACCTCCTTTAGATTATTGGCAAGAACTATTGTACTCTCTTTATTGTTTAAGTCAAATAATCACAAAATTTTAATTTGTGAGTGTTGAACAAAAAAATACAAACTTTACTAATTCAAGAAAAATAATATCATTGAAAATTTAAAAATCTATAATAAACATAGTGCAATAAGGAGAAAATGAAAAAAATCAGGGAAACCGACAAGGGGAGTGAGAGAATGGATAATCGTAACATCACAAGTATTGCTGTTAATTACGATAACGGCGAAATAGAAACCTTTTCAAAGCAAGGGTGGTGTGTGATGAATGAATGACAAAACACTTGACGAACTCAATGATATGGCAAAAAGGTGGATTGACGGAGAGGTTAATCATCTGGAGGTTGTATCATTGAAATTGTTTGACCGTTTGTTGGTGCTGGAACTCGCCAACGCATACAGTATGTGCAAGGTTGGTTTGTTATCTGAGAAGTACACTGCCTCATATAAGCTGAAATTCTATCAAGAGTACCGAGAGCTGAAACTCAAGACGGAATTTCTGCTTGCCCAACAGGAACAGCAGATTGACTCTGTGAGAAATGCAAGTGTAACGCTTTCGGAAGTTTGCAAAGAGTACGGTAAAGATGAGGTTGACCTCGTTAAGCTGTGCGAATTACAAGCAAAGGCAATTGATGAACTGACACATGAGAATGTACATATAAAGCTGTGGAACTCGGTCAGAGCATACAAAAAGCCTACAGATTACGCAAGACGGCATATGAATAAGATTGTCGATGAGCTTATTGACAGGTTCGGCAGTAAAGTACCGTTTGAGCAGACGGTTATTTCATATCTCAACACTTGCCTTAAAGACAACCGCAGAGAGATGTGGGAGCAGCTGACAGGTGATGACTATCATACGAAGGCAAGACAGCAGCTGCCGGTTAAGGACGGCAATGTGAAAGGTGAGCTTGAATCAATGAAGAAACATTACGGTGTGAGAGCTGGATGCTGAATTTAAGGTAAGGCAATATTCTTGCCGGCTGCAAAATCTTAAAGGAAATTCAAATCAAGTTAATCCTATATTAAAAAAAGTAATCAAAGCGACGACTTCCGTTTTGATTAAGCTGTTACAAAAGAATGCACCAAAAATCAAACACACAATTGCAGCGGCAAGGTTGCACAGAGCAGTAGTTCGGTGGTCAGACGGACTACTGCATATTTATATCATCTGACTTTTTAATGCGAAAATAGAACAATAGACAGTCACAAATAAAAGGGTTGAAATACCCTTTAACTATCCTGCTCAAGGAATTAATTAAGTGACCGTTTTAGTTTTAACATATATAATAGGAAGTTTAATATGTTTACATACAAAGCTGAAATCAAGTCGGGGCCTCTGCTCGAGGTGAAATACTATAAATCAATTCGTAAACGCAACAAGAAAAATCTTGCTCGACAAATCAATCAATCCCGAACAAACGAAAAGCAAGCCAAAGCAAACCGTATCAGAGGAGAACAACACACACAGAGGCTTATCCTCTGCAACTTCTCTGAGGGCGACTGGTTCGCAAGATTCTCCGCTCCGTTTGGTAAATTTACCGAAGATGAATTTGAGAGGGTTGTATCGAATTTTTTTAAGCGAGTGAAACGCAGGACAGATAAGAAACAAATCAAGTTTAAATACATCGGCTACTGCGAATGTGGCAAGCTCGGAAAGAATTGGCATTTGCATATTGTGATTGAGGATTGCGTTCGTGAAATCTTAATGGAATGTTGGCCATGGAAAAACGGAAGAATTTTCGTTCCGCTCTACCAAGACGGAAACTATGCCGACCTTGCAAAGTACATCCGCAAAGATGTCGATGGTAAGAAGCGCTTGAAAACATCTCGCAATCTCAATAAGCCTGAGGTCAAAGTTGTTGAAGGAAAAAAACGAGAATACAGAAAACTCGAACGAGGTGAGGCTTTGCCTTGTCCCGACGGATATTATTTTTACAAAGACGAAATGTGGATAAATGACTTCACGGGTGCGTCTTTTCATTTTACTTACTTGGCCAATAGCCATAAACACAAGAAAATCGGAGGTGCAAGGATATGAGAGATACAACAAGAGATTATACAATTGCACAGTTTAGAATTTATGCCGCTCTCGGCTGTCCGAGTAAAGCACAAATCATATCTGACAAAACAATGCGCCAAGCACTACGGCTTGACCTGCTTGCTGTGGCAGACACACTTAATGCCTTGACCAATAGCGGTAAAGACTACATCTGTCAGGCTGTCAGCGCTGTTTACTTTGTTGCACCAACAAAACCGTTGCACAAAGGTGAAATAAATTTGAGAGTGACCAAGTTTGCTGTCAATAACTATACAGACGAACGCACAGTGTTTCGCTGGCTCAAAGAGGCACGATTGCTCTGCGCTGATTACCGAGGCTTAAATATTGGCACCGACAAAGATGTCAGTAGAGAAAGCAGTTGAGGGTTTATACTTAGAGTATGAAAGACTATGCAAAATCTTTTTACTTATCGCAATCTTGGAGAGCTTGCAGAGATGCTTATTTCCGTAAGCAAAACGGAGTGTGTGAGCGTTGCGGTAATGCAGGCGACATAGTTCACCACAAATGTTACATCAATCCTGACAACATCAACAATCCAAAGATAACTCTGAACTTCGACAATCTCGAATTGCTCTGTCAGGATTGCCACAACAAAGAACATATGTCAAATCGAAAAGAAAAAAAGAAAAATAAAATAAATAATACTCGCTACTCTGTCGATGACGAAGGAAACATACTACCCCCCCTCCTCAAAAAATAATATATCCCCCTGAGAACCGAAGGGAGGGACTTAATTTTTCCTCTCTCGTGTGTGCGTGCGTGAAGGGGGGTGAAAGGAGTGATTTGGTGGAAAATGAAAAAACATCTGAGCTTTTAATTTCAGATAAAGCAGTTAAACAGGAAATGAACAGACTTAAAAAGATTTTTAAAAAGCATTATCGAGAAATTGACGAAAACGGAAAATCTCATAACAGCGACAAAGGAGAATTGATTGAAAGGCTGATTTCCGAGGCGGCTTTCATTCGTTGCGTACTCTTAGAAGCCCAAAGGCTCATCAAATCACAAGGCCTTGAAACCACAACGGTGAATGCCTCGCAGAAATTCCGCAAGGCAATTCCTGCCGTTACAATTTATTCTGACTATATGCGAACTTACACCTCTGTAATCAACACTTTGATTTCCTATATCCCCGAAAAATCAGAGAGAAAGCAGTCAAGACTTGAGGCGTTAATGCTTGGCAGTTAATTATATTCAAGAATATTACAATCGCATTTGTAGCGGAAAAATTGTAGCAGGAAAATGGATTAAAAAAGTTTACGCAATGGTTCTTGAAGGCATTGAAAAAGGCTTATGGTTTTACGATGAATCAAAAGCTGATAAGGCTGTAAAATTTATCGAGAATTTTGTGCATCACAGCAAAGGCCGCCACGATTTGTTGCACCTTGAGTTGTGGCAGAAAGCTATTGTAAGTTGTCTTTTTGGCATAGTCGATAATCTTAACAACAGGCAGTTTCATGAAACTTTGATCGTAGTAGCTCGCAAGAACGGTAAGACATTATTTGCAGCGGCAATTGCTGAATATATGGCATATGCTGACCGTGAATACGGAGCTGAAATTTACTGTCTTGCCCCAAAATTGGCGCAAGCAGACCTTGTATATAATGCTTTTTATCAATCGGTTAAACTTGATGAAGAATTATCATCAGAAGAAATGACGAAAAAAAGAAAGAACGATATCTATGTCATTCCGATGAACACGACGATTTCAAAAGTCGCATTCAACTGCAAAAAAGCTGACGGATTCAATCCACATCTTACAGTTTGTGATGAACTTGCCGCTTGGCCGGGACAAGCAGGTTTGAAACAGTATGAGGTAATGAAATCAGCTCTCGGCTCACGAAAACAACCGCTTATTTTATCAATAACTACAGCCGGATACATCAACGACGGAATTTATGATGAACTGTTCAAGCGCTCTACAAGATTTCTCAAAGGTAAACTTGGAGTAGGTGAAATGAGATTACTCCCATTTTTGTATGTGATTGACGATATACAAAAATGGGATGACATCAACGAACTGAAAAAATCAAATCCCAATCTTGGAATATCGGTTTCAGAGAGTTATTACCTCGAAGAAATTGTTGTGGCAAAAAATTCAACCTCGAAAAAGGCTGAGTTTATGTGTAAATATTGCAACATCCTGCAAAACAGTTCTATTGCTTGGCTTGCATATGAAGATGTTGCTCTTGCAGGTGGTGAACCTCTTAGGTTAGAAGATTTTCGTAAATGCTACGCTATCGCAGGTGTTGACCTGTCAAGAACAACTGACCTCACGGCGGCAACAGTTGTAATCTGCAAGAGTGGCCACTTCTACATTTTTACACAATTCTTTATGCCCGAGGACAGTTTCAAAAAAGCCTGTGAAAATGAGCCGGAAACAAAGTATGAAGTGCATAGAGAAAAAGGAAGAATTGTCATTAGTGGCCAGCATTTTGTTGATTATCACGATGTGTTTAATTGGTTTGTAATGCTTCGCAAAGAATACAAAATAATGCCGTTAATGATTGGCTACGACAGATACTCAGCGCAGTATTTAATTCAGGACTTGGACGCATCAGGTTTCAAGGTTGATGATGTCTTTCAAGGTACAAACCTTTCGCCAATTATGGATGAATTCGAGGGCTTGTTAAAAGAAGGCAAAATACATTTTGGCGACAATGAATTGCTAAAAAAACAGTTTCTTGATGTCGCTGTGAAAATTAACGATTCAGATGAACGAAAGAAACCGGTAAAAATTGAGAGCAGATTGCACATAGACGGACCTGTTAGTGTTTTTGATGCTTTTACGGTAAGAAGTAAGCATTATAAAACGCTTGGCAAAATGTTAGAAAACAGAAAGGCGGGATAACTTGGGGATTTTTCAAAAACTTTTTAAACGCTCGGCTAAAGCATTCCTGAATTTTTCCCACAGTGAAAGCGGAAATAATTATAACAGCCGTAGCGAGATTATCAACAGCATTGCAGATAGAATTGCGACACAAGTGTCGAAACTGCAACCGCAGGTTATAAGAAATTCCGCAAGCGGAACAGTAATCAAGAATGACAGTCTTGCTCGTTTGCTGTCAACCCGACCTTGTAAAGAGCTGAATACTACAGATTGGCTTTATAAGATAGCCTATCAATCGGTTATAAGCGGTGACGGTTTTGCTATTATTTGCTATAACGATGATTTCTCGGAAATTGAGGCTATTCGTCCTGTAATCTGTACAAATTATCGCATTTTTGAAGATGAAGGTATATTATTTTTTCGGTTTATCTGGTCGTATGACAGCAAGGAATATACAGTTCCCTATGATTGCGTTATTCACTTGAAAGACCGTCCGGGTAAAAAACGATTCCTCGGAAGTGATCCTGATGATGATTTAGCTACATCGGTGGAAATGCTCGACACCACATATGACGGTATTAAGAACATTGTGAAAAATTCCGCTCATCTCAGAGGTTACTTGAAATTCAACAACTTCATTGATGAAGAAGATTTGAAAAACAAAATCAAAGAATGGAAAGAAGCTTATATGACCGCCGAGAATGAAGGTGGCATTGCAGGTCTTGGCTCGGAATTTGAATTCAAGGAATTAAATCAAACTCCAAAAAGTATTCCAACCACACAGCTTTCATTTTTCAAGACTAACATTTATGACTATTTCGGAGTATCTGAAAAAATCATTAGAGGCGAATATTCCGAAACTGAGTGGAATAACTTTTACGAATCGAAAATTGAACCCATAGCGATGAAGCTGTCACTTGAATTTACCTATAAGATATTCTCGGAGCGCGAAAGAGGGTTCGGAAATAAAATTGTTTTCGTTGCTAACAAATTACAGTATGCTACTACACAAACTAAGATGACCGTTATGCAAGCGTTGTTTGACCGTGGTTTTATTACTATCAATCAAGGTCTTGAGATGATGGATATGCCGAGCCTCGGCGAAGAAGGAGATATCAGAATGGTAAGCCTTAACTATGTTAAGACTGATGACCAGTCATTATATCAGACAGGAAAGGAGAACAATGATGCCCCAGATTAAAAATAACATTAACGAAATTTTTCACATTCGGAATGAAACTGAAACATCAGCGGATTTGTATTTTTACGGTGACATTGTGAGTGACCGTTGGAACGCTTGGAGTGATGAGGACCAGTACCCGGAAGCCATTCAGCAGTTGCTCAAAGGTCAGGAAGGCAAAGACCTGAATATCTACATCAATTCAGGCGGTGGTGATGTTTTTGCTGGTATGGCAATCTATAACATCATTAAAAGACACACAGGCTTTAAAACCGTTTATGTTGACGGTCTTGCTGCATCCATTGCATCAGTTATTGCAATGGCAGGTGATAAATTGGTAATGCCTAAAAATGCGTTTCTGATGATACATAAACCGTGGTCTTTTGTTATCGGTAATGCAAACGATATGTTGAAAGAATTTGAATTGCTTAATGCCATTGAGCAGAGCATTGTCAATATTTACGCAGAACATCTTGCTGATAATGTTGACACCGAAACAATCGCAAAAATGGTTGATGCAGAAACTTGGCTCACCGGTGAACAGGCGGCTGAATATTTTAGGGTAGATGTTGCAGCGGAAAAACAGATTGCTGCTTGCACGAATGCTCGATTTAAAAATCAGCCCAAAAATCTTGTAGTCGTGACTACTGAAAGAGAGAAAAATCTTTCGGCAAAGTCATCAAAAATAAAATCGCTGTGTATCAGCGGAATTTTGAAGGGAGAATGATTAGTAATGACTATCAAAGAACTTAAAAACAGACTTAAAGAAATTGCTGTTGAGGCAAAGGCCGCTGAAACAAGCGGTGATGACGCAAAGCTTGACAAATTGATTGAAGAAGCAAACACAATCAATGATAAAATTGAGCGTGCACAGAAGCTTGCTGAAATCACCAAAAATGCTACAGCGGCAGAGGAAAATGAAGGTGAACAGCAGGAATCCACACCTGAAAACCTCGCAGAAAAAAGGGGCAAAAAGCTCAAAAACGGCGAAACAGTAAGAATGAACAAGACGATTGTAACGCCAAAAGCGGCAATCAGTACAACAACAATTGCTATGCCACATCACACAGCGGAAGATGTCAGAGATACATTCAATGATGTTTCAAGCCTTATCGATGCGGTTAAGATTGTTCCTCTCGACGGTGGCGAAAGTTATCAGAGAGGTTTTGTAAAGTCATATGGTGAAGGCGACTACACAACAGAAGGTTCAGACGCGGCAACAGCAGAACCGACGTTCGATTATATTGATATCAATAAAACCTACATTACTGCATATGCGGAAGAGCCTAACGCAATTCGCAAACTTGCCCCGGCGGCTTATGATGCCGTAATCAGCAATTCCACATCAAGAGCCGTAAGAAAGAAGCTCTCAAAGCAGATTCTTGTAGGCTCAGGTGAAACCGGTTCAATTGTCGGCATTTTCAATGCACCTGCAAAGGTAATTGATCCTACCACGGATATGGAGGTAACCGCAATCACAGGAACCACCCTTGACGACATCATTTACTCATACGGTGGCGAAGAAGATGTTGAAGGTTTTTGCGGTCTTATTCTCAACAAAGCCGACCTCAAGGCTTTTGCAAAGCTCCGTACAGATGACGGCAAGAAGGTTTACGATATTCAGAACAACGGTAATTCCGGTACAATTGACGGCGTTCCGTTCATCATCAACTCAGCTTGTAAAGCTGTTTCGGCACCCGGAACAACCAAGGGCGAGTATTGCATGGCATACGGTCCGTTCTTTAACTATGAACTTGCTGTTTTTTCTGACATGGATGTGTCAATCTCAACTGAGTACAAATTTAAATCAGGACAGATTGCACACAAGGCTGAAATGTATGTGGGCGGTAATACGGCATCATACAACGGCTTTGTTCGTGTGAAGAAAGGCTGATGATTAAATGTCATCAACAGACGATTTATTGACAATGGCTAAACTCAGAGTTCGCAAAATTAGTTCAGATGCCCTCGATGAGGACATCCGACAGCACATTGACTTTGTTTTAGCCGACTTAGAACGCATAGGAGTGCATCCAAGCTGGCTCAAAAAACCTGACGCACTTATAAAAGAGGCGGTACTTGTTTACTGTAAGGCGAATTACGCAAAAACAGTTGATGATAAACTGACAAACAGTTATAACATCATCTTGTCGAAAATCAAAGGCAGACTGAAATATAGCAAAGTGAGGGCAAACGATGAATAGTGAATGCATTGTTACCTTGGTTTCACTGAAATCGTGCGGAACGAACTATATCGGTGAACTTATTACCAAGGAAGTAAAAAGGCAGGTTTTCGCTGTTAAAAAGTCTGTGAATCAATCAGAATTTTTTCAGGCTGCAGCGGCAGGATTTAAACCCGACATTGTGCTTGACATAAGCGAGTTTGAGTACAACGGAGAAAACTTCTGCATTCTTGCAGGTCAGCGGTACAAAATTTACCGCACTTTTTCGGCGAAAGATACAGAACGAATGGAACTGTATTTAACAGCAGTAGTAGGTGAAAACAATGTCACTTCCCAAAGCGGTTAAAATCACAAAAAACGGTGTTGAGATAATCAGCAATGTTGACCGCATTCAGTATACGCTCAAAGAGCTTGAAAGAGCCGCTCTGCGAGATGTTGGCAAGTTGGTATGTAAACGGTCACGACAAAAAATAAAACGCAGGACGGGGCGCTTAGCGAAAAATACGCAATATTGGGTACGCTCAAAGCAAAAAACTCCTGACTTGCAGGTGGGATTTAAGCCGGGCGGATTTTATGGACTGTACCAAGAGATTGGCACAAGCAAAGCTCCAAAAATCGGAGCGTTAAGTGACGCCGCCGAAAGCAATATCAAAGACATTATAAAGATTGAACAGCAATACCTCAGTGCCGTAGGCACGGAAGAGGCAGAACGCAAATTGAACGAGGGGGAATACAGCGGTGAATAATATCAAGAAATTTTTGAAAGACTTATTCACTGAGTATGCACCCTCTTATTTTTTGCAGGCAGAAAGCGGATTTCCTCGCCTTGTATATGAGGTTAAACAGCTCTACACGGATGAGCCGTATGACAAGTTTGTTGTAATCGTTAATATTTATGATAGGCAGACTACGGCGGACATTGATGATGTTGTGGACAAAATCTACGACAACATAGCAAAGGCTACATACTTGGTTGATGATGTTTTTTACAAATTCTACAACAATTTTGACCGGCAGTATATTGCCGAATCAGACAAATCAATAAAGAGAGTGATGTTCACTCTCGAAATGAGGAAATACAACAGAAAGGATGATTGAAATGGCAACAGTTAAGCCACGAAAAATTAAGCCGTACAGCGGCTATAATGCTAAGACGGCAGACCATATGCTTCTTGATGCAGGTGCGTTTTTCGCCAATTACGACCCTGCTACGGACACATACGCAAGCGCCAAAAAGGCAGGCAAATGCCTTGGCGTAACGATCAAAGGCGGTGAATATTCAGCCAAGCCGACACTCAGACGCTTGGAGTTTGACGGTGTAAAAACACGAACAAAAGGCGACACAGTAGTTGACGGTTGGGAGGTCTATATCAAGGCAACACTTGCCGAGATGACTACACAAAACTTCATTTACGGTCTTGGAATTGCCGACAAAGGTACAGACGAAAAGGTCGTAGGCTACGATGTAATCACAGGCAGAGATGTTATTCTTGACGGTGACTACATTCAGAACATCACTTGGGTAGGCTGTCTCCTCGGAGAGGATAAGCCGTGCATTATTCAGGTATTCAACGGCTTTAATGAGAACGGTCTTACACTTGCAATCGCAGACAAAGACAACGGTAAGGTAGAAGCTCAGTTCTACGGTAATCTTTCGCCTGAGGTTTATGATTCGGAGGAAGAAATCAAACCGCCGTTTAAAATTTTCAGACCGACAGAAACAGCGGAAACAACGGAGGTATAATCATGAGAAAACTGAATATTAAAGACGCATTTACTCTTGCTCGCATCATCAAGAAAGCAGACATTAAAGAGGAGATTGCAGACTTTGCAAATCGCATTGCCGTCAAAAAGAACGGCAAAGATGAAACGGTCAACACCGAAGCGGTCGGTCTTGAATTTGTGATAACCCTGATAACTTCTTTATCAAACAAAGAAACAGAACAGGAATTTTATTCATTACTTGCCGACATCAGAGGCAACATTACTGCCGATGATGTAAGTAAATTAAGTATCCCCGAAGTCCTCAGCGATGTAAAGAAAATCATCAGAGAGAACGATATTAAAAGTTTTTTTACCTCGCTCTCAGTCTCAATGTAAGAACATACGGAATGCTCCTGCAGTATTGTTGCGGTAATACTGCCGTACTGCAGGAGCTGTCTTTTTCCGAGGCTGTCGAGATAATAAAAAACGCTATAAATGACCGCAACGATGAATTGCTTTACAAAGCTTATATTTTAACTGTTGTTGGTAACTTTACGGGTCTGTCTTATGTGGACTTTGTAAACAAAGTAACAAGTTCGGCACAGTCTGAAAGCGTTGTTGATACAGTCAATACAGAGGAAATCGAAAGAAAAGTTGAAAGCTATCTTGATAACTACAAATGGGAGGAGGTGTAGCTAATGGCTGTTGAAATATTTAAGTTGTTCGGATCTATTTTCGTCAACAACGATGAAGCAAACAAATCCATTTCAGAAACCGAGAAGAAAAGCAAGGGCGTTGCTTCAACCCTCGGTAGCGGTGTCAAGACTGCCGCTAAATGGGGTGCGGCTGTTGTAGGCGGTGCAACTACCGCCGCAACAGGATTAACAGCACTCGCTATGAAGTCGGCGTCAACTGCTGATACTATAGACAAAATGTCACAAAAAATTGGAGTCAGCCGTCAAGCGTATCAAGAGCTTGACTTCATCTGCTCGCAATCAGGCATGGATGTTAATAAGTTGCAAAGCGGTATGAAATCGCTTGTATCAGCAATGGACGGTGCGGCAAGCGGTACAGCTTCAAATGTGGAGCAATTTGAGAAATTGGGCGTTTCTGTTACAGACGCTAACGGAAATCTTCGTAACAGCGAAGATGTAATGTGGGAAACCATGGAAGCGTTGCAAAATTGCGGTAATGAAACCGAGAAAACTCGACTTGCAACAGAATTATTCGGCAAGAGCGGAACAGAAATGATGCCTTTGCTCAACGGTGCCTCTGGAAGCATTGAAGAAATGAAAAACAAGGCTCACGATTTGGGACTTGTGCTCGGTGATGAGGCTATCGACAATGGTGTAAAACTTACGGACACAATGGATCAGATGAAAAGGTCATTATCTGCTGTAGGCACAAAACTCGGAGCAGGACTTATGCCCATTTTGCAACAGGTGTGCCAGTCTGTTATTGATTATATGCCACAGATTCAAGCCTTCTTTGATGAGTTCAGTCCCATTGTTATGGATTTTTTTGAGGCGGTTATGCCCGTTCTCATGCAAATAGGTTCTGAAATACTTCCTATCCTTATGGATTTATTAACACAGCTTATGCCTGTTTTTTCAGAGCTTATGGAAACTCTTGCCCCCATTATCGTACAGATCGTCGAACAATTATTTCCGCCTTTACTGCAGATTATTCAGGATTTACTTCCGTATTTTATGCAGATAATTCAGGCTATAATGCCACTGTTTAGCACGCTTGTAGAGCTCCTGATGCCCGTAATTGAGATGTTTATTCAGTTGGCGAGTGTTCTGCTCAACGGTTTATTAGCGGCACTTACTCCGATTATAGAGGATTTAGCTACATTTTTGAATGATTTGCTTACACCTCTTATCCCGATTATCAGTGAGTTGTGCGATACAATTGTCGGCACTTTACAGCCTGTTTTTGAACAGTTATCGCCTGTTATCTCACAGGTTTTTGACGCCCTTCGCCCGGTTCTCGACCTACTCGGTGAAATGCTTGAAACACTTATCCCTGCACTTGTTCCGGTGATTGAATGGTTGGCGCAAATCTTTTCGGAGGTTTTAGGCGGTGCAATTAAAGGAGTCAAAAAAATTCTTGAACCGCTTTCGGGGATTTTTAATGGAATTGTAGATTTCGTAAAAGGTGTTTTTTCGGGGAACTGGGAACAAGCGTGGAACGGTGTTGTTAACATTTTTAAGAACGTATTTAACCTTTTGCCCACTTTCGTTGAGAATGTAATCAACGGCATTATTTGGATTATTAACCAACTTTTGGAAGGTGTGAATTGGGCAACATCAATGATTGGCTGGGAAATAGATCCGATTCCGGAAGTAACCTTACCTCGTTTCCGTGCCGGAATTGATTATGTACCGCATGATAAGTTTGCGGCATACCTTGATGCAGGCGAGGCGGTCCTCACAGCTCAAGAGGCTGAGGAATACCGTCAGTCAAAGCGTGAAGGCAGAGGCTCGGTATTTGAAAACGATTCAACTAACATCGTCAATAACATTAGCATTAACATTCCTTCGGTTGTGATCAATAACGACACGGACATTGACAGCTTTGTTGATGAGATGAGCAATCGGTTAGCTAACGAAGTTACAAGGAGGCAGAAAGCATATGCATAACTTTTATTTTGGTAATAAATGGCTATCATATTTTGGCGGTCGTATTACGAAAGCACCACAGCACGAAATCCCCGTCAGAGATGTTTCAACGGTTGAAATCCCATACAGGGACGGTGATGTTTTGCTCGACAACGGCAGGTGGCAGAATGTGGAGTTTGAAAGAGAAATTTGTTTTCTGCCGTATTTGTCCGAATTGTCAGCTAAACATCTTGCGAGGGCTGTGATTGAATGGCTGACTTTAAGTCAAGGCTATCAAAAGTATAAGGACACCTACAACCCCGGTTATTTCACGGAGGCATATATTTCAAATACTGATGATATTGTCAGAGAGTTACCGTTGTTATTAACAACTAAAATCAAATTCAACCGTAAGCCGTGGTGGTTTTCGGAGCTTGGACAGCGGACTATTGATTTTGAGGTCAATAAACCGATTGTTTTACATAACCCCGAAAAGTACGAATCTTTGCCTACTATTATTATAACTAACACGAATGTGAGTGGTAATACTATGGCTATTGCTAAAGTTAACATAAACGGTGAATCACTTGATTTAAAGTGCACAGGTGGTTATGACTACGCCATGCTCAACGGTGAAACTATGCAGTATATAGCGTATAAATCGGACGGTACAACTAAATTTGTTGACGGCACTATACCTCCTAAATTAAAGGTTGGAGATAATCAAATCGTTGTAACTGCATATAAAAACGCATTGCTGTCAATAAGACCGAACTGGAGGAGATTATAAAAAATGTTCCCTTTGTTGTATAAATCGGATTTTAAAATAATTGGTCCCAGTAGATTTAATTTGCTCGGACGGATTACAGAAATAATCAGTGGTAAAGTTACCGAGGAGAGAAACGGCGATTATCTGCTCGAAATGGAACTATCAACAACAGACAGATGTGCTGATTTGCTAGACACTCAATATTTTATCAAAGCGAAACCGAACCCAACCGATGAACCACAGTATTTCGAGATTTACGATTTGCAGTACAAAGATAAAAAATCAATTACGGTAAAAGCGAAGCACATTAAACATAACCTGTACAATAACTTTTTAGTTGAAACTCAGAATCAGACAGATGTTGTACACACGCCAAAAGAGTGGTGGTATTTGCTTTGCACTGGGAAGCCCGAAGGACTTCAAACGCAAATGACCTTGTGGGAACACTATTTCACATTCGCGTCAAATATTACCACAAAATCATCTATGACGCTTGGATTCTGTACGCCGTGTACACTCGGCGATTTCATGGGCGGTGCAGACGGTTCACTCGTTGATGTGTTCGGCGGCGAATATAAGTACAACAACTTTAATATATCGTTGTTAAAAAACCGTGGGGCGGTTACAAGTTACCATTTGCGCTGGGGCAGTAACATAAGCAGTCTTACGCAAACGCTTAATTCAGATGATATTTGCTCTCATGTTGCGGCTTATGCCACCTGCCACGATACATATAGCGACAAGAACGTCATTCTCTGCTCTCAACCGCAAGAACTCAAAGCCCATAAATCTAAGCTCATTAAGGTGAAAACGGTTGATGTTTCGGACGGCGGTTCGGTCTACATCGGCGATGAAACAGGTTACTGGGATTTTAATGTCCACACAGGTGAGAACAAGGACTTCTTGATTCAAAAGCTAAATATTCAAGCACAGGTTTTAAGAGGACATCTCATAAGCACAAACGGAGCACCTACGCTCAACATCAAGGTTGACTATCCTCCAACACTTAACGAAATGCTTGGACTGCATTTATGTGACACGGTGTATGTCGATACCGAAAACGATAGTTTACAAGCCAAAATCATTAAAACAGACTATGATTTCGTGCTTGAACGGTGGAACAGCCTCGAGCTTGGCACACCAAAATCAAAGTTATCAGATTATATAGTAAAATGAGGTGAAAACATTGAATATTAACCATACCAAAATGACACTCGAAATCAATAGTTGCAAAAACTACGAAATTTTAGAAGTCAGACAGGGCGACAAAGGCTCACGCATTATTGATTTTGCGTTCACCGTCAACGGCGAAACTGTTGACCTTGCCTCTACGATGTCAGCGAAAGTCAATGCTACGGTTGACAATGTAATCGTTGCGGACAGCGTTGCCGCTATCGTTGACACAGAAAATAATGTAGTCACAGTTACGCTCACAGACACAATGCTTGCTTTGTCAGGTATTTGCAAAATGGACATTGTGCTTATGGAAGGCGACGAAATCATAACTGCTGAAACCGTTTGTTTCCGTGTGGGAAAAAGCGTAATCAATGACGACAGCAAAGCTTTTCCGGGCGCAAGCTCTTTTGCGGACATCACAAAAGAAGTCGAGAATGCAAGAGGCGGTTCTAATTCGCTTGGAGCAAGGCTTGATACGGTTGACACAAATCTTACAAAAAAAGCAGATAAAACCAGCACTCTTGCAGGCTATGGTATTGTAAACGCTTATACAAAAACCGAAATGCTAAACTTTTTGACAAAAAAAGAAGACAACTTAAACAAAGTAAGCTCCAAAACTGACATTACTGATAGTAGCGCTAATTATCCGAGCATTGAATATCTTGACGCTTATTATTACAAGGCGAATGAACTCTACTCATCAGAAGAAACGGACGAACTTCTTGCGACTAAATACGATTCGTCAAATATTGAAAGTGGTACATTAACACTCACACCGTATTCAACCGTTACCGATAAAATCAAAAGTGCAAACTGTACATATAAGACGATTGGTGACATCGTAATCGTCAGTGCAACGGTCAAAATGAACGCAGTATCTCTTGGCGGC